AGGTGACTAAGTTCACATATATTTAAATAATCTAAACTCATTCAAAAAACAGGATAATTAAAAGCCAAGCGTTGTGTCTGTGTTCTTAGCCTTAGTAGGTAGTGCAGTAAACAAGCATTTTAAACAAACCTTTCTTTTTTTCTTGCTTCTTCTTTGTTTCTTTAAATGACAGACACCGCAACATTTATATAGTTCATTGATTTAGTTTTATTAGAGCGAGGATAACAGAACTCTTTATCTAACCCTTGAGATAAGGGGAGAGGGGAAACCTGCTCTCATAATCAAAATGATAATAAGATGGAATACAACTTGTCCGAAATGCGGGAAGAAAAACTCAGTTTTTGAAAGAGATAAAGTTTGCAATGAATGTCAAATAAGGGGAGCTTTTAAATCAAGTATTAAAGTAATAGAAAAAAATAAAAGATTGAGAGCAGAAATAAGAGAAATGAAAGAACCTATAAGAAGAAAATTGCACGATGAAATTCTAGAAGAAGTATTAAAAGAATTGGATGGACAAGATGGGAACTCTATATAGTGCACAGGCGAAAATAAGATTTTTTAGAGAAAGATTTGATTTAATGAAATCAAATGATTCAATCTTAGATGAAAATAAATTAATAGCTCAATTCTGTATTAAAGAAATATCTACTGAAAGAAAGGCAAAAGAGTTAATTAAAATGTTTGAGATGACCGGAGAAGTAAAGAGAATTGGGAAAGAGCTAATGTCTAAGAAAATTTTTGAAGAAGAGGCGGGTAAGACATCAACTATTCAAAAACCTCTTCTTACAGGAGCTTAAATGGGAAATTTGAAATATGAAGCTAAAATTAGAGGAGCATTAAGACAAATAGCCAGATATATGCCAGAAAAGCAAGAATGTCTAGAAAATGCTATACATCCTACAGAAAAAGGAATAAGAGGGGGGAAATTATATATTTGTTCTAAATGTGGATTATGTTTTAAACCTAATGAAGTTCAAGTGGACCACATACAACCGGTTGTACCCTTAGATTATGAAATAACAAGTTGGGACGATTATATTTCTAGATTATTCTGTGATGTTGATAATTTACAAGTTTTATGCAAACCATGTCATCTAATTAAATCTAATGACGAAAACAATGATAGAGTTTAAGTGGGATAAATGGCAAGAGAAAGTGCTAAATACTACAGGAAACTTAGCCATCTGTGCTGGTAGACAAGTAGGAAAATCTACAATCATTTCTAAAGACGCTGGAGAATATGCTATGAATAATAAAAATAAAGTAATAATGATAATTGCTTCAACTGAAAGACAAGCTCTATTATTATTTGAAAAAGTATTAAGTTATATTCATTTAACTAATAAGTCCATGATTTCCACTGGAAAAGATAGGCCAACTAAACATGAATTAAAATTAAAGAATGGAACTAGGATTTATTGTTTACCAACAGGAGATAGTGGTTTTGGAATAAGAGGATATACTATTGATAGATTATATGCAGATGAAGCTCATTTTATTAAAGAAGAAGTTTGGGCTGCTGTTTCTCCAATGCTAGCAACAACAGGAGGAGATATTGTTTTATTAAGCACTCCATTTGGTTGTGAGGGATATTTCTATAGGTGTTTCCATGATTTAAAATTTACTTCAATCCATGTTAATACTCAAGAAGTAGCAGAATTAAGAGAAGAACCACAAAGGACAAATATGCTTAATTTCCTAAAAGATGAAAAAGAGAGAATGACTAAACTTCAATATAGGCAAGAATATTTAGGAGAGTTTGTTGGTGGAATACAGAGATATTTTGAAGATTATTTAATTGAAAGTTCTTGCACTTTAGAAAATCATAATCCTAAAGGAGATAAATTCATGGGAATAGATATTGCAAGAATGGGTGGTGATGAAACAGTTTTAACTTCTATAGATAGAATTAATAGGAAAAATTTATATCAATTTGATTTAACAATCCCAGACCCTCAAACACTAACTGATACTGCTAGATTAATAATTCATAAAGATAAAAATATTAATCATAAGAAAATATATATTGATGATGGAGGATTGGGTGTTGGAGTATTTGATATTTTAAGAGAAGATTTTCAAACTAAAAGAAAAATAATCGCTATAAATAATGCTAAGAGATTAATTAATAAAGAAAATAATAAAGATAGAAAAAAACCATTAATGAAAGAAGCACTCTATGCTAATTTAAAGAATTTAATGGAAAATAAAAATATTAATTTATTAGATAATGCAGCAGTTAGACAATCATTAAGAAGTATTCAAATGGATTATGGAGATGGGAAACTAAAAATCTATGGTAATTACTCACATATTGCAGAAGCACTCATAAGAGCTGCTTGGTGTATGAAAGACAAAACTTTAAATATTCGTGCTTTCTGTTAATAACATGGCAGACTTAGGAATTTATACAAAAAATGCTGATATTCAAGCAAGAGCTGGAATTAATGCAAATGCAACTAATAAATTAACTGCTGCAACTGATGTTTATGTTTTGAATATAGAAAGCACTATTAATGCTCTAACTAGATATAATTGGAGTGATGGATTTGCAGCTTTAAATGTAGATGTTAAAGGAATTTTAACAGAAGTTGGAGCAAGTATGTGTGCTATGTTAGTTATTCAATCTGATATGAGCGGTTTTACTTCTAGAGCAGAAGCTGAAACAATGCTAGATGTTTTAAACAATAATGTTAATAGAGGATTATCTATTTTAAAAAAGAAAGGAACAGAGAGGTTTATGTTAGATGCATAATTTTAATACACAACCAGAATTAAGTAATGCTCAAATGCAATTCTATTATTTAGATAGCCCACACCAACAAATTACAAAAGGATTTATGGGAGAAGTAACTAAAGTTACCGACGGAGATACAATCCATGTCGCAACAGATTTTAGAGATTTTGATACAGTTGTAAGATTTGCTAATATTAATGCTCCAGAAATGTCTGAGGGTGGAAAAGAAAGTAAGATTTGGTTAGAAGAAAAGATAATGGGTGAAGAAGTTTATGTTAAAGTAAATCCTAATAATCGTGTAGGAAAATGGGGTAGAATTATCGGAGAAATATTTAATGATGGAATGAATATTAATAATTTAAGTTTACAAGAGGGACAATCTAGATTATTTACAGATGTGCCTTATAATTTAGATAAGATTTTAGCGAGGGTAATTAAATGACTGTTCCAAAAACTTTCAGAAAATCAACTGAAAAACCTATTCAAAGTTATGATTTTATAACAATATTAAATGGGGTAGGATATGGGGAATTTTATTTATTAACAGGATTAGATAACACAGAAACAAATGAAAGAATAATAACTTCGGAAGAAATAAAAAGTGAAGAAACAGAAATAACTTATACAAATACAACAACAACAGATATTACAGAAGAAACAAAAGTAGAAGAAGATGATTGGAATTTAGAAATAGGAATAAACAAAAAAATAAAAGGAAAAGCATTTATTAATTTAAATTGGGAAAATGAAATTAATGCTAAATTTACAAATGCTGTAAATATGACAAGTGAATTAAGATTAAAATTAAAAAGAGATAGGGGAGGAATAGAAACAACAATAGGCGAGGGCAAATCCTCAGAAATTTATATAAGTGCTGTAGGACCTTTTACAATAGAAAGAAATGAAACATTAATTTTTGATTGTGTAGAAACAGATTTAAGAAAAAATGATATTTTAAGATTAACAGTAGAAAAATGGATTATTACTTCAACTAAGGAAGCAGGAACTTTTGATTATAGAAATATATCATATACTACAGACCCACAAAATATATTAAAAACAGCCACAAATTATAATAAACCATCGGCAGAAGATGAACTTTACCAATATGCAAATGAAAAAAGATTTAAAATAAATATTCCTTTTCAAATAGATATATAAAATGACAGAAAACAGAATAAATTCAGCAGTGGCAAGCGACTTAACAAACGCTATGACAGATTACTCAGTAGATACTCAACAAACAGACGGAACAACAGGGAACGGAGAAACAATTTATACTAATACAGAATGGTCACAACAACACGGATATTATAAAACTATTCCAGAATTAAGAGCAGTTATTGACGCTAAAGCTACATGGACCGTTGGAAAAGGTTTTGATACAGACCCAGATACTACAATGATTTTAGATAGAATAAAAGGATTTGGGGGAGATACATTTAACACAATTCTAGAAAATATGATAAGAACATATAATATTGGTGGAGATAGTTTTGCAGAAATAATTCGTGATGATGAGGGAGAGCCAATTAATTTAAAACCCTTAGACCCAAGTTCAATTAATATAATCGCAGATGATAAAGGAATAATTTTAAGATACGAACAAAATTCTAAAGTCAAAGGACAAACACCTAAGACATTTACAGTAGATAAAATATTTTATTTACCAAGAAATAGAGTTGCTGATGAAATACATGGAGTATCTATGATTGAAAGTTTAATTAATATTATTTTATCTAAGAATGAAGCTATGGCAGATTATAAAATTGTTATGCATAGAAATGTTTATCCTAGAATGATTTTCCATTTAGATACAGATGACCCAACAGAGATTGCAGCATATAAAACTAAAATGGATACTGCTTATGAAAAGAATGAAAATATTTATGTTCCTAAAGATGTTATTGTTCCAGAAGTTTTAGCAGTTGCTCCAAATGCTACATTAAATCCTTTAACATGGATACAATATTTAGATAATTTATTTTATGAAGTTGCACAAGTTCCTAAGATAATTCTAGGTGGTAGTGGAGAATTTACAGAAGCCTCAGCTAAGATTGCTTATTTAGCTTTCCAACAAACAATAGAAGAAGAACAACTATTTATAGAAGAACAAATAGGACAACAATTAGGCATGGAAATACATTTAGAGTTCCCAGCTTCTTTAGAGAACGAATTACTTTCAGACCAAAAGAAAGATGGACCTCAAAACATAGACCCTAGCGAAACTACAGCAGGAGAAGGACAATGATAACTCCAGCTATGTTTTTAAATGGAATATCACAAGTTGGTTTTCCTATTGCTGCTTTTTGGTTAATGTATGATTTATTTAAAAAACACTTAACTAAAAATACTGAGGCAATTAATAATTTAGGAATATTAATTAAATTAAAAATAAAGAAATAAAATGGCAATTAGAAAAAAGAAAAAAGATAAAGGAACTGTAATAGGAAAAAGTAAAACAGGAGAGGGAGAATTAAGAGTTAGAACAGAAGTAGGACCAGCTATGAGTATTGCTGAGGGATTAAATACAATTAATAAAAGGAGAGCTGAATTAGGATTAGACCCAACAGATTTAGAACATACAAAATTTGATAGAGATAAATTAGAAACTTTTGAAAAACAAATTCAACCTAAAAGAGAAGCAAGTTCAGGAGATATTATTAAAGGTTTATTTACAGGAAAAGGACCGGGAAGTATTGCAGAATTAAGTGGATTAGAACCGGGACAACTTCAACAGGGAGTAGGTCCACCAATAACACCAGCTGGACCAATAGCTGCAGGATTATATAAAGGAGCCAAAGTAACAAAAGCAGCAGGAGTTAATGCAGTAAGTCAAGCAAGTAAATTTAAAAATGCTTTTCCAACTTCAACAAGTGATATAGTAAAATACTCTAAAAATTTAAATGTAGCTAATTCAAAAGTATTTGCTTCTAATTCTATCGCACAATTTGGAAGAACAAATTTAGGTATAGCTATTAAAGGAGCAGCAACAGTTGGAGCAGTTGTAGCAAGTGCAGATACTTTAGCAACATGGTATGCAGCAGATAATATAAGAAGTTCTATGCCTTTTCAAATGAACGCAATAGTAGATGGTGTTCAATCGGGAGCAATAAGCGAAGCAGACGCAGATGAACTAATGACACAAATGGATAGACAATTACAATTTACTACTGAAACTATTGATAAATCAACTAGACTTAATCCTGCATTATGGGCAGCTAGAAAAAGATATATGGTTGGATTGGAAACAACTCAAACAGCAGTAGATACAAAAAGACTTTTAGCATTCGGAAGATAGTTAGAGGGAGGAAATGAATGATGACAGAGAATGAAAAAGAAGAAGCACAAGAAAAACAAGAGACTTCGGGGAAAGCAGAGGAAACACCAAAGGAGTCGCTCGCAGAAAAAGAAGCAAGAATTGCTAAGGAAGAAGATTTAATGGCAAGAGAAGAAGCTCTAGCTGCTAGAAGAAAACTAGGTGGAGAAAGTGAAGCTGGATTTAAACCTAAGCAAACTGCTGATGAAGAAAAGGTTGAAGCTATGACAAATGAAATAGTAGACGCATTTAATTAATTCTAATGAAAAATCAAAAAATTATTGAAGAAAGAGAAGCATTAATTGAAATGTATAAAGCTGGATTTCTAGACGGATATAAAGTTAAAAGAAAAGTTAGAAGTAAATTAGATTTTGAACTTTTAAACAAATTTTATAAAGTAGCTTTTACTAAAAGATTTATGAAAAGAATAAAGGAGGCATTAAAGAAATAAAATGCACATAAACTTTTTTGTAAGAGGGAAATTTGAACAGATTGAATTATGGAAATCTCACGCACAGAGCGCTTATTGGAAATGGAGAAGAATAAATCAAGAGACAGGAAAAGAAGAAATAACTCTAGTGCAGGGAGCATTAAGGCCGTCGGTATTAGGAGCTTATGAATATATTTTCCCAAAGGAAGCACTAGCAGAAGTATGTTCTTTTTTTGGAATTAAAACAAATTCAAGTTATGGATTTGGAAACTTAGGATTAAATACAAGACATTTAGCATTAAGAAAAATATTCGGTTGTAAAAAAATCCCTAAAAAGATATTAGAGAAATCAAAATTAATTCCATCAAGTTTTTCTACTGAAGAATTTGAAAGGGCGAATGCAAATTGTATTATTCCCGGAGTTGCTTTTCATGTAATTGGAATTAAAAAAGATAAAGAATATATTATCGGAAATTATTTTCAAGAAGCACTATGATTTTAACAAATTTATTATTAATTTATTTAAGTTTTTTAGCCACAGCAGGATTTATTTTAAAATATATCCAACTGAAAAAAGAGGGAAAGATTTAAATAGTATATTAAGCTACCTTAGTGCATGGCAAGAGAAGCAGTTTTAAGAGATACTAAAATTCTAACAAGTAAAAGATATACTTGTGCAACAAGCACAGGAATAACTAAAGGAACTTATCTTAAAAATGCAGACCCACACACTGCCTCAGCTTCTGCAGGAACAGGAGACGGTTTTATTGGATTTGCTCATGCTGATGTTAATTCTTCAACTGATAGTGCTTTTAATACTGAAACTTCTATTACTGCTGATAAAGGTGGTATTTATGAATTAGTAGCAAGTGGAGCTATAACAGTAAATGCTTATGTTAAAACTGCTGCTCCGGGTAACTATGTTATGCAAGCAACAGACGCAGACATGACAGCAAGTATTGCCATTATAATTGGAATTGCTAGAGAATTAGCAACTGATGGGGAAACAATTAATGTGGAAGTGTTCGCATGAGCCCAAAGGAAAGTGCTATTGATAGAGAAGAAGCACAAAAAAAACAAATTAAAAAAACTAAAAAAGGAAATAAAAAATAATGACATTTTACGAAACAGGAGAAGATAAATTAAGGGCAACTGCTTATGATAATGCTATTAAACAAATTGCTAATTATTCTTATAAATTTAAACAATTAGTTTCAACAGTTAATTCTAGTTCTTGGAAGAATTACTTTTTTAGAGAACAAACAAGTGTTCCAGAGGGTCAAGAGGGTAATGCTATTAAGGGTATTCCTAGAGGAGCAGACTTTCCGAATGCAGTTATAAGTTGGGAACAAGTAAGCTCAAGAATTGAAAAATATGGTTTGTCTGGAAAAATAGACCATGAAGATATTATTGCTAAAAATATTGATACAAGAAATAGAACTATTTTAAGAATTGCAGAGGGAGTTGCCAAAGCTGTTGATACTGAAATTAGTTTAGTTGTTTCTGAGAATTGGACACCATCTAATATTCAAACAGGAAGTTTAACAGGTGGTTATTGGGACGAAAGTTCAGCTGCAATCATAAAAGATTTAGCAACAATGAAAGCACAAGTCCAAGCTTACTATGATAATGCTAAAGATTTTGCAGTAGTTATTAATCCTGCAACTGCACCAAACATATTACACTACATCTACGAGAAAGGAGCTCAAGCTGCTTCTTCGGGTCAATCTGCCTTTAATGGAGAAATAGGTAAGCCTGCAGGAGTTAGAGTTATTACTTCGGGAGTTGTTCCTGCAAGTTATGCTTTATTTATAATTCCTAAAATGGCTGCAACATGGAAACAATTAATGCCTTTAGAAACTGACATTAAGATTGATAAGTTTATGGGAGATAAAATAACAGCGTGTGAATACGGTGTTACAGAACTTCATGAGCCTAAACAAGTTGTAATGCTCCAAGTCTTAGAATAAATAGTTTTATATAATTCTTTCTTATTAATTAATTATGGCACATAGAGCAGATGGTTTAAACGATATTTTTGAACATGATGTTAAAATTAGGGATAATTTAAACACTACAGGAGGGACTATTCAAGAAACTCCAATTAATCCAAAAGATATAGTTAATAAAAAATATGTTGATGATAAATTCCCAGTAACTCACGCTTCTACTACTGGCCAAACTTCTAGCGACCATCACATTAAAACAACCTCTGCAGAAATAGACCACGATAATATTATTAATACTCATAATCTTACGACAGATATTTCTCATGATAGTATAGCTGATGTAAGTGCTGACGACCATCACCCTCAATTACATACAATAGCCTCACACAGCGATACAAGCGCCACAGGAGCAGAACTCAATACTTTAACAGATACTTCTGACGCTGATAGTTTGCACACTCACACAGGAACTAATTTAACTGATGATATTTTTCTTAAAAACAATGGAGATACTGCGACAGGAGATTATAATTTTGATAGTGGAACATTTTATATTGATGCTACAAATAA